CACAAGAAGAGTTGATATATTGGGTTGCTTATTATGATTATAAGAATGAAAGAGAGCAAAAAGAAATGCAACGACAAAAAGCCAAATCAAGGTAATATATAATAAAGGTTATTTTTTTCTGTGGCACAATCGACAGTTAGATTAATAGTTGATGCTCAGAATGCCATCAATCCTTTAAAAAGAGTTAATGACCAAACAAAACAACTTAGTCAGAATACAAATAAATTAAAAGGTCGATTAGATAAATCCAATAGGTCAATGAGGGATACTGGTAGGTCTGCGAAACAGGCTTCATCTGGTGTTAAAACATTAACAGGTGCTTTAGGGCCATTATTAAAAGCATTAGCCGTTGCTGCAACAGCAAGATTTATTTTTGTTAAAACAGCAGAGTTAGAAACACAAAGAAAAAGCTTAGAAGTTTTAACAGGTTCAGTTGAAAAAACAAATAAAATTATAAAAGAGCTACAAGACTTTGGTGCAGTCACACCATTTACAAGTAGTGAATTAATAGAACAAACAAAACGACTTAAAGCTTTTGGTTTTGAAACAGAAGAATTAGTTGATTCAACAAAAAGATTGTCAGAAATAGCTGGTGCTACTGGTGCAGATTTACAAGGCATAGCAACTGCATTTGGACAAATCAGAGCAAAAGGAAAACTTCAACAAGAAGAAAATTTACAATTATTAGAAAGAGGTGTTGATATTACAACTGAGCTTAAACGTATCACAGGATTACAAGGTGATGCCTTTGCTGATGCTATGAGAAAAGGTGAAATTGGAGCAAATTTAGTTAATCAAGCAATGATAAATTTAACAAGCGAAGGGGGAGCATTTTTTGGGGGTGCAACCGCACAGGCAGATACACTTAACGGCAGACTAAGTACTTTGGTGGATACTGTAGAGACTCTTGCAAGAACAGTGGGTGATGAACTTGGAGATGAAATAAAAACTGTTTTAAATATTGCTATAAGTGCTGTTCAACAAATCACAAAGTTAGTAGAAAAAATTGGTTTAGCAAATAAAGTCGGCAGAGTGAACATGGCAAATATAAATATGGAGTCTAGGAAAGAGGCTCGTGAACAATTAAGAAAAGAAAAAGGCAGCTTTTTTGCTGGTGCTAATCCTTTTGGAAAAGATAAAAAAAGAGAACAAGAACTTTTTGAAGAAATAAAAGCAAGAAAGATTAAGGAAGCATTAGACAAAAAAGAAATAAAAATCTTAGAAGATAAAAATAAAAAAACAAAAGAAATTAAATTTAATTTAGAAGAGTCCAATAATGAAGCTAAAGAAACAACGCTTGCTTTTAAAGAAATAATTACTCCGACAGACCTTTTAAATGCAAACCTTGGCAAAACTGATCAGTTTGTTAAATCTATTGATAAGAATATTTTTGGAGTTGAAGAAACCTCTTCAGGTCTTGCTAATAATTTTTTAAATATAAAATCTTCTTTAGCAAATAATGTTTCCACTTCAAATTTACTAAATCAGAGTTTAGGACAAACTAGTTTTTTTGTTGATAACTTAAGGCTTGGTTCAGATAAATTTGCTGATGCCCTTATAAATGTTAAAAGTGAAGCAGATTTATTAAATGAAAAATTCATGGAAATAGGTCAAGGCATAGAGCAAGGCATAGTTTCTAATCTTACTGATGCTGTTATGGGAACTAAATCTCTCGCAGATGCAGCAATAAGCGTTTTAAATGATTTAAAAAGAAAACTTGTTGAAGTGGCTTTACAAAGAGCAACTGCTGGAATTGGTGATAAAATTGGTGGATTTCTCGGTGGATTATTTGGCGGAGGTAAAAAAAGTGGCGGTGGATTATTTTCTGGAGGTGGATCCTCTGGTGTAGCTTTTGGCTCTGTTAATCTTGGAATTGGATCAAGGTTTGCAACTGGTGGAAGGCCACCAGTAGGAAAACCAGCTTTAGTTGGTGAGAAAGGTCCAGAGATTTTTGTGCCGAGAAGTTCTGGAACTGTTTTACCCAATGATGCTTTAGGAGGAACAACAAATATGATTACTGTTAATGTAGATGCAAGTGGTAGTTCTGTTCAAGGATCCTCTACTGATGCACAGCAATTAGGCGAGGTTTTAGGTCAAGTTATTCAACAACAACTTATTAAAGAAAAACGTGCAGGAGGTTTATTAGCATAATGGCAACCTTTCCCTCAATTACCCCAGTTTACGGAACAACACAAACAGTAGAGCAAAAAAGCATAACCACAAAACTCGGTGATGGCTATGAGTTCAGAACTGTTTTTGGTTTACCCACTAATAAAAGACTACATATCATAAATTTAAGTTTTGCTATATCAGAAACAGATGCAGATACAATAGATACTTTCTTAAATGCTAGATTTGATGACCAAGCTTCTTTTGACTACACAATGACAGGTGAATCATCAGCTAGAAAATTTAAATGTACAGCTAGATCAAAATCAATACCTTATTTAAACAGAGTGAATATGAATTTAACATTTGAAGAGGTGGCAGAACCATAATGGTAATACCTACAAGTGAACTACAAAAAATAAATCCATCAGCAATTATTGAATTGTTTGAATTACAATTATTCACTTCAATTCATGGGCAAGATACTTTATTTCGTTTTCATAGTGGATCTAATCAAAATAGCAATGGAGAAATAATTTGGGAAGGTAATACATATCAAAGGTTTCCAATTGAAGCCGAAGGCTTTGAATTTACTGGTAAAGGACAGATCCCAAGACCACAATTAACAATAAGCAACGTTTTATCAACAATAACAACTTTGATTGCCTCTGTTAACGCAACAACAGCAGCAAATGATCTTAATGGTGCAAAGCTTACAAGAATAAGAACCACAGCCGATAACATAGATGCGGCAAATTTTGCATCTGGGTCTAATCCTTTTGGAACACCAAGTTCAAATAAATTTCCAGATGAAATATTTTTTTTAGATAGAAAAATTGTTGAAAACAGACAGATAGTTCAATATGAATTAGTAAGCGAAATTGACCAAGCTAACGTGTTTATCCCAAAAAGACAAATAACAAGAAAAGATTTTAGTGGTGTTGGTACTTTTATAGACGCATGATTTGGAAAGAAAAAGCAAAAAAACATGCATTAGAATGTTTGCCTAAAGAATCCTGTGGTTTACTTGCAATAGTAAAAGGTAAAGAAGTATATTTCCCTTGTAAAAATTTAGCAAATGACCAAATATCTTATTTCATAATTGATCCTGATGATTGGGCTAATGCTGAAGACAGTGGTGAACTTATCGGCCTAATACATTCACACCCTAAAGGTCCAATATTTCCCTCTGAGGCGGATAAGTCAGCCTGTGAATACTTGGGTTTACCTTGGCATATTTATAGTCCAGAAATTGATGATTGGTACAGTTTTAAACCCTCTGGGTATAAACCATCTTCAATAATTGGCAAGACATGGATATGGGGTGCTGCTGACTGTTGGACTATCGTTGTTGATTATTTTAAAGAAAAAGGGTTAATAGTAAAGGATATGATCAGGCCAAAAAGTCCTTATGAAATGTTGACTAATAATAAATTTGAAAATGAAATACCATCTTGCAATTTTGTAGAAGTTAGTGACGATATTAAAAAAGATGATTTACTTTTGTTTAGTATGGGTAAAAATACAGGCTGTCATGTTGGTGTTTATGTTGGTGAACAGATGGTTTTACATCATCAGGTAGGTAGACTTAGTTCAAGAGATTTACTTGATTCTCAAATGCAAAAATTAATTTATAAAAGGTATCGTCATGTTGAGAAAAATTAAAGTTTATGGAAAATTAAGGCAAATATTAGGTCAGTCTACTTTTGAGGCTGATCTTCATAATGTTGGGCAGGCATTTAGTTTTTTTTATAATAATTTTCCTCACGTACAAAAAGATATTTTATGTAATAATTACAAAGTTTGGTCAGGAGATAAATTAATAACTGAAGATAAATTATCCATGTCTGGTGAAAAAGAAATAAGAATAATCCCTGTTGCAACTGGATCTGGTTTTATAGTTCCTTTTATTGCCCCTGTTTTTGGTGGTGCTGTATCATCATTTATTGGAGGTATTGTTGGAGGAGGAATAATTGGTAGTATTGTGACGGCTGTTGGTACTTCTTTAATTATTGATGGAGTGACATCTATGTTAACACCTCAACCATCAAGGGTAGGCCCATCTGGTATGGATATCACAGACCCGTCTTCATTAGCTAATAACTATTCATTTAGTGGAATTACAAATGTCAGTAGAAGTGGAGTTCCGATTAATTTAATATATGGAGAAACTATAGTCGGTTCAGTAACAGTTTCTAATGGTATTGATACAGTGCAAGTAAGAGGTGATGCTTAATGTCTCCAATTAATTTTAGTCAACTATCAGAAGCAGTACTTGGTCTAAACAATCCAGACTTACCAAAAGATGCATTATCCTCTAAACAATTTAACACTCTTGTTGAAGTAGTAGGGGAAGGAGAAATAGAGGGATCAGCAACAGCATCAAAGGCTGGTCTTACAAAAGGAACAACTGCATATAATAACGCTTTTAAAAAAGACATATTTCTTAATGGAACACAATTACTTCAAACTGCTGCAAGTAATACATCACCAGATGAAAGTCAATTTAATTTTAAAGACGTTGGCTTCACTCCTAGATTTGGAACATCAGATCAAACTTTTATTGAAGGAATTTCAAATATTGAAACAGAAAGCAGTGTAGGTGTTGCAGTAACTTTTGGAAACCCAATTACAAGAGCAATTTCAAACACCTCTGTTAATGCTGTACGAGTTACAGTTTCTTTCAATAATATGCAAAAAATTGAAGATAATGGAGATATTACTGGGGCGAGTGCTGGTTTAAAAATTGAAATCATTCAGAATAATGGAACAACCACAACACCAATAG